CGCAGCTTCTTTCGATGTCAAACTCATCTTCTTTAGTGGCTGAACTGGTAGAAAGTCGAACCAAAAAAGTTTTACTTCCTAACGTTTCCAAAAGCTCTGTTGTGAACAAGAACTTTGACCAAACAATCAAAGCACCCAAGAAAATTGGGTCTTCAAACAACAAGCCGGACATTAAGTCCAACGAAACACCTAAGACTGTTAATAACAGCATAGACAAAGACCCTCCGAGAGGGCCACCTAATTCAGGTGATGATAATAATAAAGACAATAATAGTAAAAACAAAATTTTTACACCAAACCACAACATTGTGCTGAAAAAGACAAAAGTTGTTTTTCGTGACCTTCAAGAGTGGGCAATGGAGCATGCAATCATAATTTCAAAATATGATTCCGATGCTGCTTCCTATGCTGCATTCATTGGTACGAAAACCTTCGCATGGGATCGACCTAAGAATCCACATGCTTTGTCTGCTTTGTGCCGATCTGAGACATGGAGGAGAATCATAAAAATGGAGGGAAAAGCTGTGCAACAAATGGATGTGTTGTCATATTGGGGAGCGGACAGAGATTTCGCAATGATCCCAAATGCATCACACACCGACAGCGTCTCCATTAGACTCACCTGTGCCCCAGATACTCCTATTCGAGGAGATGTTGTGAGGAGCTTTCACTGTCGTCAACCCCTCGACCCGAATAAAACGTTCGATGTAGTCATCATGACTGATGTTTACCAGTATGGTCCGAATCCATATGGTAGATTATCTCAGGAGTTACTAATGAAGTTGTGCGGACACTCTCGTAGTGGGCACATTTATGTAGTAACCAGAGCATTTTACGGCGAGGCAGGTGTTGACGAATATATTTGGACGGCTGACAAAATGCTTGACGTGGTCAAGATTGGTTCAACTGAAAAATATAAAACTGAAGGTTCCTGGATAAGAAACAAGAACGGATCCATCGATTTTTTCCCTGATGCAGTCAATCCTGCATATTCCGCTCATCCTGATGCTAATCATTTGCTTAAGAGAACTTGGCAAAAATTAGATCTTAACACCGTAGATGTGGTAGGTCCCTATGCAATTGTAAAAGTTGCGATAGCATTGGACGACGCACAGGAGTTACAGGAGGCAGCTGAGCCTACACCTGAGTTTATGAAAGTGACAATTTCACCTAAAACTCCAGAAGGGTGGTTTGGCTACTTGAGGCAAAAAATCACCGGATTGTTTAGTATGAGTGAGACCGTCGTGGTCCACACAAATACTTTCTTAGATCTGAAAACCAAATTCTCTTTGAAAGCAAAGAATGGTCAATTCTATGACTCAGTGTCTGCTGCCGTGTTCAGTGCATTTGCAGAAAATGATGTCATTATTGCTCTCAAAAAGAGACACGCCAAATTCGTTGCTGATGCACAGATGGGAACCATAAAAGCAATATGCTTCCACGAATGTGACGCTGCACCTTTGGAATTTTTCAATTGGAGACAAGCATTTCAATTTCATGAATCGTACTTGGAGAAAGTTAGAGCCACAAAAATGGACTCTCTCAAGACTCCGGTCGTGGTCATGGGAATTGCTGTTGCTGCTCTGATTGCTAAATTGTGTCTTATGGGTTATAAACGCAGAAAGGTTTTTCCCGCTCTGCACCCATGGCTCGAAAAGATCTCAAGTATTTTCTCTAACAATCAAGAAGTTTTTGTTGAAAGTTATCTTAGCGAAATCAAAAGTAAAGTTGAAACTTTAGGAGAACATGCCGACATTGTATGGGACACACAAAAACCAGCCTTCGTGGCTTCAGGTAGACAAGTGTGGATTTACATCATACTATTAGGCCCGTTTCTCGAGGAGACACTTAGAACAGTTATGCCCATGTGGTTTTCTAAACTCATGTTTTTGTTTGAGTACTTGTACAAACAAAATGGAACTAAATTCAACATGGTTGCAGCTCTCCCTGCTTTACTGATGCACAATGGATTAGATTTAATCTCAGGAACGAACATGTTCTTTGTGAGATTTTTCATCCATAGCTTGTTTAACTTCTTATCTGTTTACAGCCCTGGACCCACTGTCAATGTTGCCGCTGGAGCACTTAGCCCTATTTTGATCCTTTCCCTTTTCATGAAAAGTAGGAAAATAGTTTCAGAAGGAACCAAATATGTTGTGCCTGCACAAGCTGGAAAAACCAAGCTTGATGTAGCTGAAACTCAACATATTGGTTTCTTTGATTCTTATTTTAACCAGAACTTTGATGAAAGTGATGAAATAGAAGAGCATATTCTCCCCGACAACTTGGTCATACCTGCCATGACTACAAAGGAAATTGTAGTTAAAACTGAGGTTGGTTCCATGAAAGCGACTCTTGATGGTGTAAATCTCCAAAATTTTTCCCAAACTGCTCTCCAAGATCAGTTAGGTTCGAAAGATGTTGACAATCCTCCTTGCAAAATGTTTCCGTTGATAATAACAAATGGACTATTGTGGCAACCAGACAATAGTTTAGGAAACCTTTGCACATGCTTATCTTTGAGAATACACAAAGCGAGCCATCCTTACGACAAAGAACAAATCTCTGTGAAAATTGCAGAGGAGCTACGTACGAAAAGATGGGCTAAACATGCTTTAGAGATGTATGATCAGATTTGGCCAAACGGACCATTGCAACATATTCCTGATATTGAAAGCTGTGCTTTTGAAATGGGGGGTCCACGTGGACGGCGCCTGTTGGAAGCATATGAGAAAGATGGAGCTGGTAGAAACCAGATTTTGGGTAAAAGCTACAACGTGAAATGGAATGAAACCATAATGGTCAAACCTGAAGGCATTAAGCCCAGGGCCATTTGCAATTTGGATCCCATATTGCACTCACGTTGTGCTCCGTACGCTAGAGCAACCACTGAACTTCTACATGAGTTTTATAATGGTAGAATACATGTTTGGAAGAACAAGCCAGTAAGAATCTGGTTTGCTTCTGGATATAATTCTGCCAAGTTAGACCAAATGTGGGAAGTTGCTACTGGTTGTGTTGAAGATGTGATAATTGTGGCTGGTGATGACTCAGTCATAGCTATACATGTGGACGGGGTTAAGCATTGGTATGAAGGTGATTTTTCGATGTTTGATCAAAGTCAAGATTTAGGAGTTCATGAAACGCAGGATAAACTCGACCGAAAGATGGGAGTTCCTGACGATGTCCGGAAAATATGGATGGATGACTCAATCCGAGGCTACAAAATCAAGCATAGAAAGAGAGCTTTCAATATTGTCGGTGAGACTGTTATCGAATTACCAACAGGTTCAACCAAAACCACGAAGCAAAATTCTAGTACTAATATCTTTGCATGGCTCTATGTTTTGAAGAAAAACACGGTGACATGTGCGGATATAAGTAAGACGATGCAAAAATTGGGGTTGAACATAAAAGTAAAACGGTTCGAGTCTTACAATATGATCACCTTTTTAAAAGGGTGGTGGGTACCCACACAGTCAGGATCGTTGACTTGGTTACCCTTACCTTCCCAAGTAGTCAAACTTGGTAAAATTCTCAAAGACCCAATAGAAATTTACCCTGGGGTGTCTAGGTTGATAGCAAAACAGAAAGTCGTGAGATCGATTTCTATGAGCTATCCGGGGGTTAGTCGAGAATATCCATTGTTAGGAGGATTGTTAGAAAATTACGATCAATATAGCAACGAAGGGCTTGTGAAAATTGAAAATTTTCTCGAAGGAGAAGCTTTCAAAATCCGGCCTGGAGACAGATTTGATCTTGATTTGGATAAAACAATCTTAATGATGATGGAAAGATATGGCATGGACAGAAAGGAATTGATGAGAGCGGATAATAGACTTAGAATGGCTAAGTTGAACACGCTTCTGATCGACCCTGTCTTCATGCTGTTGTCCAAGGTTGACTACGGTTAAATGTCTATGAGCAGACTCAGGATGAGG